TCCCGTACCGCTGGCCTCGGTAGGTTCAGGACTGGGAGGAGGGGCCACATCAGAAGCCTGTCCCAAATTGGTAAGAGCCGCACAGTGCTCAACCAATTCTGGTAGCATGCCCAAGGCCAATGCTACATTCTTCGTAACAGGATAGCTGTCAAGCAGCATGGAAGGATACTTTACCATGGAATCGTCGATTTCTAACGTTGCCCATGATAGATCTGAAATCTCCCAACCTTCCTTCTCCTTGTTAACTTGCGCTTCGTCGATATCGGTAAACGAGAAATCGGCTCGAGAATGACCAAAGTGTGCGACTTTGACCATGGCCCATGTTGAAGTTTCGTAGTAGCAATTCTTCAAAACCTCACCGTAACACTCTTCCAATCTCTTGTCTCCGTCTTGATGACCAAGCCGCCGTAAATCGGCGGAGTATGCTGTAGTCCCAATGCCAGATGAAAACGTTTTCAGTCGCTTGTACAGGAATTCAAACATTGCACGGCAGAAATGCCGCACCACCATTGTTTGCCGCAACGCGAAACTCCGGCACCACAAGTCCGTTAGTGACATCCGTATTTCGTTTGCAGTCAATTCCCTTCCTCCGGTATTTGCCGTGCGGGAAGCTGGTGTTGTATGCTTGAATGCAGTCAACCGAGCCATGTTCCGATTCAACTTTGCAATGTGGAAATAACCACGATCGCCAGTGTAAATGTGAAAACGGGACAAAACTTCAGCTGAATTTTCCTCTTCAAAGGAAGAAACCATGTCCAGAAGCTTGTAGTATTTCTTGTAAGCTTCAACTCGATCCTCTCGGCTCGAGTACATGTCCTTGTTAAACGACATCAAATTGTCATCCCCATCACCAATGCTAAACGACAACTCTGCGTTCGTCCACATTGCTGTGATGGCTTCAATTGCTTCAGGTTCTGAGCGTGTACGCAAAAGCTCAGCAGCTTCAACGTTCAATACCATCGTTCGGTTTGATATTGAGGTTTCACGCTCACCGCTGAATAACCAAGCATCAATCACTTTCATTGTTACCGTAATGTGCTGTAGACGCCAAACAAACTTCTTGTGTTCGCATCCAGCAGGCGTCATACCTTTCAGTAGCATGTCGTAGTATTCATGGTCGGCGGCGAGTTGATGTCGGACTTCTTTCATGATACATTGCATGCGGTACTGAAAACGTTCACGGTCTTGCAGAGTGATAGATGAGTCGCAGGCAGACAAATCGTCAGATTCAACGCGATGACCTTGTTTCTTGGCTTGGATGAGAAACTTGGTGATCTTTTCGTCAACTTCTTCGCTTGTCAGACCTTTCGTGATCAGATGCGGAAAGCAATACTTCATAATGCTTTCGTAGTACGCAACGGATTGTGCAGTTTTGAAGCTAGCAATTCTTCCAGGATCTCCTACTAGTCGCGACAGCTTTGAAGTGGGAAGCTGAATCTCGCCGAGCTTGACAAATCCTCTCAATTGAATGGTGTCTGTCCGCTCAGCAAGAGTGGTGGCATACTGCTCAATGTCAGCTTTCCACTCCGCATTCCACGACTTCGGAGGTTCGGCAGGATGTAAATTGATAGCGTTCGACTGCATCTTCTTTATGATCAACTTTGTTATTATCTTGTTTGCTTTGTTCAATAACTCTTCATGGTATTCATCGGGCAGAGGTAGTGGCTCCTTCGTGTCAGGATCCATCAAAATCCGAGCATGTCGGTGTACACCCTTGATTTCGTTGTTCTCGTTCGAACCAAGAGCTTCAATGATGTTTACCACTTCTGGACCGACGCCTAGCGCATGGCTCCGTTGATCATCCGTTGGGTGCTTGCAAAATCCTTTCTGAATCTCTTCAAAAATTTGATCCTTGGTTTTCGGCTCAACCTTGATTGAAGGTCTCAGTGTGTTGTCCGGGGCCTCGCATACACGATCGAATAAAAATCGAGCTTGCCCATCATCCAAATCTCTCGCTTGCACTTCCTCACAGGTCACCGAATGGTTGTACGTGAACATTGCTG